GTGCTGCTTGAGGTAGTCGAGGTACGCGCTGCCGGCGATGGCGGCGACGGTGATCGACGCGGCGTTCATCGCGGCCTGGTTCATGACGTCGTTGCCGAGGGCGTCGTGGACGACGAGCCCGGAGCGCGCGGGGGTGCCGGGCCACTTGCCGGCGGCGATGATGCCGGTGATGCCGGACATCGCCTCGCCGTTGAGGAGGGTGAGGGCGACGTCGAGGGCGCGGCGGCCGTTGACGCCGTAGGAGGTGACGGCGCCGGCGGCGGCCTTCGCGGCGAGCAGCTGGGCGTAGTGCTCGCCCGGGGTGAAGAACGGGCCAGCGGTCTGGTTGACCACCGAGTACGACGCGCCGTAGAGGTAGAGGGGCCAGCCGTCGGCGTCGGGCAGGGTGTCGGCGGCGAGGTCGTCGACGGCAGTGGTGACCGGCGCGACGGCCTGCGAGACGAGCGAGCCGACCAGCGCGGCCGACTGGTCGACGTCGACTGCGACGCCGGTGCCCGCGACGTGGGAGAGGTCGGTGTCGGCGGTGAGCTCGAAGGGGCCGCTGTTCCAGTCGCGGCGCTTGCCCTGGGCGTCGCGGTAGGCGACGTGGAGGGTGTAGCGCAGGGTGCCGTCGAGGACGTTGATGCCGGAGGAGTCGGTGGCGATCAGGGTCACGGTGAAGGTGCCGTCGTTGGCGACCGTGACGGGGGTGCGGCCGGGGAGGTGGACGGCCTGCCCGTCGAGGTCGACGAGGGCGACGTCTCCGAGGTTGGTCGAGATCGCGGCGGTGATCGCGCTGGCGCCCGTGCCGATGATCGTCTTGACGTTCCCGGTGAGCGCGTGGGACGTGGTCATCGGTTCTCCTTCTCGGTGCTGCCGCAGCGCAGGCAGACGCGCTGGGTGGGGGCGGCGTGGTGGCGCCAGGTGTACCAGCGGTGGCGGCCGGTGACGCGGCAGACGAGGGGCCCGACGAGCAGGGCGGGGACCTCGAGCGCGACCGACCAGGGATTCATGGGTCAATCGCTCAGCATGTGTCGATCGTGCCGGTTGCAGATCAACCTGACGCGGCACTCGAAGAGGGCGTCGAGCCAGCACCAGGGGTGTCGGCACACGCAGAAACGCGACGGACGCACGACTACTCGCTGCGCCCGAAGATGCCGCGCTGGCCGATGGTGGTCAGCGCGGACAGGATGAAGCCGCCTGCGGCCATGCCGCCGACAAGGCGCCAGTCGGCGTCGAGGGCGTTGACCTGGTCGGCGCCCAGGGTGAGTACGGCCGCCTGTGCCGCGGTCTTGGCGGCGCGGTCGAGGAGATCGCGGGCGTAGGTCTTCATCGCAGTGCCTTCCGTCGGGTGAACGTGACGCGGGCGCGCACGCCGCGCTTGTGGTCGGTCGGGGCGGGGTAGGTCGACGCCTCGGCCTTGGTGATCTGGCGGTCGTCGGTGGTGAGCACGCCGAGCTTGTCGATGCCGGTGCCGCGCAGCCAGCGCCAGCCGCGCACGACGAAGAAGGGCCGCTTGAGGTTGGTGTCGCCCAGCAGCACGACGATCCGGCCGGCCTTGCGGTGCTCGCGCACGATGCTGCGGATCTCGATCAGCGACGCCTTGCGCACGGCCCGGCGCCAGAGCACAGGCACCTTGGCGCCGTTCGGCACGAGGTGGGTGTTGAGCACGGCGACGTCGGGGCCGCCCGAGCGGGGTCGGAGCACGAGCTCGGTCAGGTACCGCGCGTCGTTGAACCCGGGGTAGCGGCGGGCGCGCGCACCTGTACCGGCGCCGTGCAGGCGGATGTGGCGCGCCGAGCGGCGGCGGTAGAGCCGCGGGTTGTAGAAGATCGGGTTCGGGCCGCCGCGGGTGCCGTACTGGCGCAGCTTGTGGTCGCGGGTCAGCTTGAGCATGACGGCCTTCGCCTTGGCCGACCCGATCTCGTTGGCGCCGAAGATGTCGGCGCGGTCGGCCATGAGCTCGAAGCACGTGCGCCAGTTCTTCTCGCCGACCTTGCGCGGGATGTTGGTCACGGCGAGGCGCAGTGTCATGTTCGCCGGGCCGGGGCGGATCTCCTTGGGGTCGTCGAGCCAGCGGGTCGTGTCGGCCCATGCGTCGGCGTTCTCCTCGATCGACACATGCACGTGCTTGTCGTGCGGATTGGAGCCGTAGTAGCGGCGCTTCGCCCAGCCGTAGGTGCGCGACCAGATGTGCCCGTTCCAGATCACGTACCAGACGCGGTGGTCGCCGATGGTGGCCTCGAGCAGCGCCTTGACCAGCGCGGTCTCCTCGCCGGGCTTGCCGTTGTTGTCGACGTCGATCGCACGCACGACGCCGGACCACTTGCCGGGGGCTGACCAGAGCGGGTTGTGGGACGACTTCCGGGCGGCGTGGGAGGTGTCGCCGATCCAGCCGTCGGACGCCTTGTCGCGCTTCGGCCAGCGGGCGTTGACCTCGTCGCGCAGGGCGACGAGGGACGGCGCGAGGAAGTAGCTCATTCGGTGTCTCCTGGTCGGTCGTGGCGCGAGCACGGGCAGTCATCGCAGTCGAGCCAGCGGTGGGAGTGCGCGCAGAACGGGCACGGTGCGTCGCGCGGGATGGGCGGCCCGGGCTCGGCCGCCACGGGGTCACCCGGCCAGCGCGGACGCGAGCGCGGACCCGAGGCCGCCGCCGGCGGCGGAGCAGATCCCGGCGACGAACCAGAGCTTCTGCTTGATCGCCGAGACGTCCTTCTCGAGCTCACCCACCCGGGCGCGGAGCTCGGCGCGGTCGTTTGCCTCGGCCTCGTCGGCGGCGACGAGCTTGGTGACGACCTCGGTCAGCGTGACAACCTTCTCGTAGACCTGTGCCGGCGGGATGATCACCGACCCGTCGGGAACTGGCGCCGACATCAGGCAGCCTCGTAGGAGCCGGCGATGTGCAGGGTGTCGCCGGTCGCCCAGGTGAACGGGACGTTGGTCGCGACGATCGCGCCGTCGGCGTCCATCAGCCGGATCCGCGATGCGTCGGTCACGTAGAGGAACCGGAACCGCCGCGCCGCCGCTGAGGTGTCGAAGCACACGCCCCCGCCGCCCATGCACGACGTCGACGGCAGTGCGGTCGCGACGGGCAAGGAGAAGGCGTAGCCCCCGGACCCGGTGTTCGTGGTCGACCCGATCGTGAGCGCGATCCGGAAGTGGACGAGCTGTCCGGCCTGCATGTAGGCGCCGGTCAGTGTGCCGTTCCCGATGGTCGGGTTCGTCGTGATGGCCGTCCACGACGGCGTGTAGGGGGTCCACGGGTCTCCGATGGCCTTCATGTTGTCGCGGAGCTGGGCGTTGAGCTGGGCGGCGGTGAGCACCGACCCGGCGGTCCACGTCGAGGGGGTGTTCCATGCCATGTGCGCGGCTCCGATCTACAGGGCGAGGACGTTGGTGTCGAGCAGGCCGTCGGTACCGCTGTTCAGGACGAGCACGTCGTCCTCGAGCGTGACCGGGGTCAGGTTCGGCGAGATGCGCCACTCGCCGGGTGCCATCTCCTCGGAGTAGCCCTCGACGAAGTAGTCGGCCGCGGTGGCGCTGGGCGCCTGGGCTGGGGCGTTGGTGAGTCGCACCTTCGAGCCGACGTCGAGGGAGAGGAGCGCGCCGAGGTTGATCGTGTTCAGGAAGTCGATGACCGACAGGACGGGGGCCGGCACCCGAGGCAGGGGGTCGGCGTACTTGTTGACCTGCCACGCGATCAGCTGCAGCGGCTCGTCCGGGTCGAGGGCGGACGTCTCGACGGAGTACCCGGCGTCGCCGTAGTCCTCGCGGGATGTCGGGTCGTCGTAGGTGACCTCGTCGCCGTTGGGGCCCTTCCCGGTGCCGACGTTGGCCAGTCCCTGCCGGTCGACCTTGGGCTCGTAGTTGGCCACGAGGTCGTCGGTGAACGCGACGGTGAGCGCGATGGGGGAGTGGTAGCGGGCGTTGCGGGGTGCGAGAACGAGGAACCCTTCGCGGTCGTCGTACAAGACGCCGGCCTCGGTGGTCTCGACGGAACGCATCAGGTCCTCGACCTGCCCGGAGTCCGCGGTCAGCCCGCCGAGCGTGATCGCGCTCGGGGTGGTGACGACCTCGGCGGCCGGGATGCGAGCCCAGGCGGCGTACCGAGCGAGCCGCTCGTCGGTCGTGTCGCCCGCGAGGCCGTTCAGGCCGGAGCCTGCGAGGTCGCCGATCTCCGCGGCAGACAGGACGCGGTCCCACACGGCGACGCGGCCGACGAGCGCGGAGTAGGCGGGCGCGGCGATCCGCAGCCGGTTCAGGGTGAGCGTGACGGCCGGCTCGGTCTGTGCCCCGGCGCTGGCACCGTCGAAGTAGCCGGTCGCGGTGAGGTTGGCGCCGTCGCAGGACACGGTGACTGCCATGTGGTGGATCGCGCCGTCGACCGCCGGGTCGGCCGGCCACCCGGCGCCGTAGGTGCTTCCGGTGCCGTCGTTGTAGCCGCCGCCGAGGAGGTCGATCTCGACCTCGCGGTCGGTGATGGCGCCCGACCAGGTGGTGCGGTCAACGAGGCTCGCGAGCCGGCCGTAGGTGAACACGTTCGGGTCGTTGGGGTTGGTGACCCGAACGAACAGCGACAGCGTGACGCCGCCAGGCGCGCCGGGGCCGATGGTGATCGGCGTGGGCAGGTCGGCGGCGATGGTGGGCTCGCGTTCGGCGTTGCCGTTGCCTTGCCCGATCAGGTGGACGCCGGGGCGGCCGTCGAGGTCGAACGTGGGCTCGCCGTCGGAGCCGACGCCGAAGGCAGGGGATCCGAGCGTGGCGACCATGGCGGCGGGGTCGCTGCCGGCGTCGCTCCCGAGGCTGGGGCCGGTGGCCTCGGTAAGCCGCCAGTAGTGCTCGGGTGCGAGGCCGAGGTGGACTTCGTCGACCTTGGACAGGATCGGCGTCCCGATGCCGAGGCGCGACAGCCTCGACGAGGCGGTGATCGTGGCGGTCGCGAACGACGCCGATCCGCCCGGCCATGCGACCGGCCACTCGTCGACGAGGCCGACGAAGCGGATGTACTCCGTCCCGCCCACCAGCGCCGTGACTCGGATCGGCTTCCCGATCTTCACGTTCGGGTAGTACGGCGACGCGGTGTTGCCGTGGGTGAACCGGCCGTCGGAGTTGTCGAGGGTCAGCGTCAGCGTGTTGGCGTCGGCGGTCGACACCTCATCGGAGCGGCCGTAGCCGATGCTGATCCCGTCCTGCAGCTCGACGTAGTTCGACACGTCGGTCCACACGCGTGAGGCCGCGGGGGTGAGCCATGTCGAGTCCCATGCGATCTCGACGCGGTAGGCGACGTTCGGGACAGGCATCAGGCACCGGCTGCCGAGAACTGGTAGGCCCGCCCGGTCGAGCGCTGCCCGACGACGAGGACGCGCTCGAGCTCCTTGGCGAGCTGTCGCTCGGAGCCGACGAAGCCATGCACGTGAACCGTGACGCCTCCACCGCCAGAAGCCACGACCTGCGGGGCGTTCCGGCCACGCAGCGGTACGACGGCCTCAGGCCCGGCCTCACCGATGAGCGCCAACGTGGGGCGGTTGACGATGCCGCCCTTCGCGAGGTGGGGGATGTTCGGCGGGTTGACGTGCACGTCGGGCAGAGGGCCGGGGCCCTTGATGGTGAACTCGAGGGCGGAGTTGATCTTGTCGATGCCGCTGTTCAGCAGCTTCTTGACGGCTTCCCAGACGTTGCTGGCGATGCCGGCGATGAACCCGCCGGCGTTCTTCATGCCGTTGAGGAATGCCTGCAGGAGGTTCTTGCCGGCGCTGGCGAAGGATCTGTGCAGGCCGAGGATCTTCGCCGGGATTCCCCGGATGCCCTCGACCAGGCTGGAGGCCGCGCTCCGGGCCAGCGACTTGATCCCTTCCCATGCGGCCTTGAATACGGCCTTCAGTGCGGTCCCGCCGAGCTTGAACGCGCCCTTGAGGGCCGCCCACAGCTGCCGGACCACACCGGTCAGGAGCGTCACGGCGCCGCGCAGGATCAGCTTGATCCCGTTCCACACGCCCTTCCAGTCGCCCTTCAGGAGCGCGGAGACGGTCTTGAAGATCCCGCGGATCACGGTGAACGCGCCGGACAGGATCGTCTTGAGGTTCTGGAAGGTCGAGCGCAGGAACTGGACGAGGGTGCCGCCGAAGGCGCCCCACAGCGACTGGATGATCGACACGACGTTGCGGAAGATCTCGCGGATCCCGCCCATGTTCTTCGACACGTCGCCGCGCAGCGCGCCGAGCACGGTCGACACGACAGCCTTGACGCGCTCGAAGATCGGCGGGAGCATGGTGCCGAGGTAGTCGCCGAACGCGGAGATCGCGGGCACGCCCTTGCGCAGGAACCAGTCGGCGAGCTTGGTCGCGATCGGCAGCACGGTGGCGCCGATGGTCTCCCCGGTCTCGGCGAGGACCAGCTTGAGCCGATCCATCTTGCCCTGCAGGGTGCCCGCCGCGGTCGCGGCCTGACCCTTGTGCGCGTCGGCGAGGCGCTTCATCGACTCGCGGAAGGAGATCGTCTTACCCTCGGCGTCCTTCGTCGAGATCCCGAGGCGGGTCAGCCCGGACACCTGGCCGTTCTGCGCCTTGGCCAGCGCCTTGGAGACCATCTCCAGCGACATGCCGGTGCCGGCGGAGATGTCCATGGCGAGCGAGGCGAGCTTCTGCGCCTTGCCGACATCGCCCGTGGCGACCGCCAGCTTCTCCAGCGCGGGCCGGAGCTGGTCGTCGGCGACACCGAGCGCGAGGCCCTGCTTGGAGATCCAGTCCTCGACGCCGGCGACCTGCGCCTTGGTGGCGCCGGTGCTGTTCTGCAGCGCCTTGGCGAGCCGCGCCTGTCCGGCTGCGTCCTCGGCCGCGCCCTGGGCGAGCTTGAACATCCCGACCGCGGCGGCGCCGGCTCCGGCGGCGAGGCCGAGGGCGGCGACCTTGGCCATCTTGCCGAACTTGGCCATCTTGCCGCCGGACTTGTCCGCGGAGTCGCCCACCTTGTCGATCGGCCCCGAGGCCCGGTCGCGGCCGATCAGGTCGAAGATGATGGAGGCGGTAGCCATCAGTCAGACACCTCCCGCGCTTCGTCGTTGGCGCGCCGGATCTGGCGCTGGTGGTCCTTGATCCACTCGAGGCGGGCCTCGACCTGCAGGGTCGTCATCCGCTCGAGGTCCCACGGCTTGAGGCCGAGGAGGTGCTCGAACAGGGGGCCGTAGGCTTCGACCTCCTGGACGAGCGTCAGGCTTCCCCCGGGCTCGCCTCGGCGGGCTCGTCCGTCTCGGGAGCCTCGGTGGGGGCGCAGGCGTGGCCGTCGTCAACGACCCACTCCCCGCAGCGGGGACACTCGGCTTCGAAGTCGAGCTCGTCCCAGTCCGGGACCACTGCCTCGAGGGTGAGCCGCGGCTCGTCGCGCTTGCGCAGCACCCACAGCAGTGCCCGGGTCGCGATCGCGGACTGGTTGCCCAGCCGCTCGGTGAACTCGCCCCAGGGCCAGTCGGTGGCCTTCTCGGTGGCGTAGGTGAGGTCCCAGGACGGGTTCTGCAGGTCGACGATCCAGTCTCGTCGTGACCCGCCCTCGGGGGTGTAGATGATCTTGATGCGCTGCGCCATCAGCTGTTCGCCACCTTCTGTGCGATGTCGTTGAGCACCTGCAAGACGGCGTCCTGCAGGGCGGGTGTCTGCTCCTCGAACTTCGCCATGAAGATCGAGGGCTCGACACCTTCGGTCTGGTCGACCCACGCGTTGCGGTTGCCGAACACGGGGTGTCGGAGCCGCTTGCCGGTCAGGGTGCGGATGTCGTGGCCGCGGGACTGGAACCGGAGTGAGACGCCGGCCCACTTGCCCGCCTTCGCTGTGGTGCGCGACGTCGTCCTCGACTTCATCAGCTCGGCCAGCCCGCCGCGGTTGGGCAGCGCGGCCGGGATGACTTCGACGAGCTGGCCGCGGACGTCCTTGGTTGCCCGGTTCAGGCCGGCGTACAGCTCCTTGCGCAGCGCCTTGGCGTCGGCGTGGGTGCGGATGGCCTTGACGAGCGCGTCGATGTCCTCGGCGCCGCGGATCTCGATGTCAGCCATCAGAGATCGATGAAGGTCGCCACAGCCAGACACGCGCCGGCGAGGACGACGATCCCCGCGATCTGCGCGGCACCGATCAGGAGGGCCACTAAATGGCCACGCTGTCGGCGGAGACGACCTTGACCTGGAACGGGTTCAGGGTGCCGTTGGAGTAGACCTCGAACTCGACGGTCGCCTTGACGATGTCCGGGCCGGTGACGGTCGGGGTCGCCTTCTTGATGCGGATCTCGGGGGCGATGAACTCGAGGGTGTTCTTGTCGGTCCCGGAGATCACCGAGCCCTCGAAGAGGATCTGCAGCGAGGTCGCGGTGCCGGCCTTGAACGGGTCGTAGAACTCGGTCTTGGAGTACTCAGCCTCGAAGGTGCCGGTGATCGTGGGGATCCCGTTCTCGAGCTGCTCCTTCTTCAGTCCCGCGTTGCCGAGGCCGTAGCGCTCGGTGGCCAGCGCGTTGTCGCCCTTCAGCGTCAGCTTGTTGACGACCGCGGTCACGGCGTTGCCGCCGGAGGCGGTGAGCTCGCTGGTGCCGGCGATCGTCACGCCCAGCTTCAGCGCGGTGCACTGGCTGAAGTTGAACTCCTCGGCCGCCACGTAGGACGCGGTGGCCAGTGCCGTGGCGGTCGACTCGTCCCAGCCGTCGAGGTCGAGCTTGAGCTTGGCGACCTCGTTGTCGCCGACGGAGAACTCCCAGCCGGTGCACTTGCAGCCACGGATGGTGTGGGCGCGCACGGTGTACGGCGAGACCGGCTCGGGGCGCCCGACCTGGAAGGTGGCCGACTTGCCGAGCAGGTCGCCGGTCTGGTGGACCTGCTTGTACGCCGAGCCGAGCACCAGGGTCGGGGTGGTGACGGTCGATCCGAGCGCGAGCTTCCACAGCCCGCCCATCAGGCGGGTGGCGTAGTTCAGCTCGATCGAGCCGGAGACCTGCTTGCGGGACTGGACGAGGCGGGAGCCGCGCTTGAACTTCACGCCGGCGCGCAGGCCCTCGGGCTCGATGTACGACGGGTCGAACTCGAAGCCCTCGGAGTTGAACTCGAGGAACTTGTCGACGGTCGCCTCGGTGCCGACGGGGTTCTCCAGCTTGTAGCCGAGCTGGCCGTCGAGGCCGGTTCCAGTGGTCATGGCTCAGCTCTCCTTCTTCGCGCGGGCGCGCTTGGGCTCGGGGGCCGGGAGCGGGGTCGCGTCCTCGGCGTAGGCAGACTCCGGCAGGTCGGGCAGTGCCTCGGGCTCGGCCCACAGGTGCGCCTCGTCGGTGGAGGCATCGACGTAGCCCTCGAGCGCCGGCGGCTCGACGAGCTCCCACGTGGACTTCGGCCACGCACGGTCGACGAAGTTCTCGTCGCGGACGGTCACCTCGTCGCCCGGGGCGACGGGCGGGGCGTCGGTACGGAACAGCGAGAGCGTGTCGCCGGTGACGTTGCGGACTCGGGCCATCGGGGTCTCCTCAGATCTTGGACTTGAACGCGATGTCGAACACGACCAGCGCGTAGGGGCCGGCGTCGGTCTGGTCCTGCACGAGCCGTAGCCGGGTGCCGAACCCGACCCACATCAGGCCGGGCACGAGGCCGCCGAGGTTCGGGTCGGCCCGCAGGTGGGACTCGACCGCGGCGACGATCGCGGCCGCGGCGGCACGCGCCTCGCCTTGGCCGGCGTCGCCGGGGTTGCCGCGCCACGCGAGGGCGGCGCAGGTGATGGTGCCGGCCTCGAGGCGAGACTTCGCGCCCAGGCCGTGCCACTCCTGGGCGACGTCGGCCGAGGTCGCCTCGGAGCCGTTCGGGTCCTCGACACCGACCATCAGGAAGTCACTGGCGTCCTCGGAGATCCCGAACCCGTCGTACACCTGCACGCTGGGAAGCGCCGTCGAGAGCTCGGCGACGAGGGTGTCGACGAGCGCGAAGAGGGTCGAGGTGGCCATCAGGCGAAGCCCGGCTGCATGTGCGGTGCGATCAGCTCGGCGACCCGGAACGGCATCATGTAGGCCGCGCCGGGGATCGTGTTCGCGGTGATCTCCGAAGTGGTGGCACCGGGCCGGCGCGAGGGGCCGCGCTGGGTGTCCCACAGGTGCCGCACGAGCTCCTTGACGCCCATCAACAGGTCGGCGGGCACCGCCGCCCGGCCAGCCTGGTAGACGACGACGTAGGTGCCGTCGGGTACTCCGTAGACGACGCCAGAGGGTCTGTCGAGGCTCAGGATGTCCGCGGCGAGCGCGGTTCCGCCCGACGCGGGCGTGAGGGAGGTCAGGGAGATCGCCGGCGGCGTGGCGAGGGTCAGCATGCCGTCGCGAGCGGTGGCGCGTTCGGTCACCTCGGTCGGAGCGAGCGGGCCGCACTTGGCGACGATTGCGGCCTCGGCGGCGTCGATGAAGACCTGCAGCTGGGCATCGACGTCCGCGGTGATGTTCAGGTGTGACTTCGCCTGCTCCGCCGTGAGCACGGACACGGGTCAGTCCTTGGCCTTGCGGGTCTCGGCGCCCTTGCGCGAGGCGGGCCGCTTCTCGACCTTGGGCTCGGCGAGCTTCTCCACCTGGCCCGTGGCGATCATGCCCTCGGCCACGATGTCGGGCAGGTCGACGACCTCGCCAACCTCGGGCCAGGGGCCGAGGTTGCCGTCGCCGATGCGGACGTAGCCGGTCGGACGCTCGATGATCTTCACGCGCATCGCGGGTTCTCCTGTGCTCGATGGGTCGTCCTGGTTCGGAGCGCCCTCCCACCCCGGTGGGCCATGGGGGTGGGAGGGCGACCGGATCAGGACGCCGGGGTTGCGAGGTGCTTGACGGCGTTCGGGTCGAGGGCGACGGCGCCGCGCCGGACGATCGCCCGGAACACGGTCTGGTCGTTGCCGAACCCGGCCTCGGCCGAGCGCTCGAAGCGCAGGCCGCCGGCGATCCGGACCACGAGCGCGGACCAGTCGCCGAAGTAGATCGGCTTCTTCGACGCGGCGAACGAGTCGAAGGTGGTGCCGATGAACACCGGCTTGCCGAGGACGAGGTCCGGGTCGCCCGCCACGAGGGAGGGCTGCCACACCGGCTCGCCCGTGGAGGTCTTCAGCTTGCGGACCACGGCCGCGGCCAGGTCCGACATGCCGAAGGCGCAGTTGGACGAGGCTCGGTACGGGGCGAGCACCGAGTGGAACAGGTCGACGAGGAGGTCCGAGCCCTGCCCGGCCGTCGACTGCGTCCCCAGGTTGGTGAGCACGCCCGCGGGGGTGGTGACGCCGGCCGTGGTGAACCCGGCGATCGCAGCGGCCTCCGCGGCGGCGGCGACGTTCTGGCCGAGCCGGCGCCCGGCGTTGCGGGCGATGTAGCCCTCGACGTCGAACGTGGCGTCCTGCAGGAGCTCGTTGGGGACCTCGGTCTTGAAGCCGCGCTTGGTCACGGCGAGGTCGACCGTGGTGAGCGTCGAGTCCGACTCGACGATCGGGTCGTTCGGCGCCAGGTCGGCGCCGTCGAGGTCGGCGTGGACCGTGGCCTTCGGCATCGGGATGGTGTTGCCGTCGGCGGTGGTGATGAGCTGGGCGTAGCCGAGGATCTCCGACGCAGCGACGGCGTACTCCCACAGGGTGGAGGAGACGGCGGACTTGCCGAGGCCACCGGTGCCCGACATGTCGCGGGACTCGATGGCGACGTCGTAGGAGTCGCCGGCGCGAGCCTCGCGGGCCCACTTGCCGAACGCGCCGTCGCGGGCCTCCGAGGACCCGCCGCCGCCGGCGCCGGCCGTGCGGAACGACTCCTCGAGCTCGCGGCCACGCTGCTCGCCGTCGTGGATCGCCTTGGCGCGGGCGTGGATCGTCTCGGCCTCGGCGATCATCTCGTCGAAGGAGGTCTGCTCCTCGACGGTCAGGTTGCGACCCTCGGTCACGCCGCGCTGTGCGATCTCCTGGGCCTTGTTGATGAGAGCGGCGCGGCGCTCCATCAGCTGGTCAGCGATGCTGGACATGGGTTCCTCCTTGGGGAACGAAGTGGTGATGTCGTCCCGGTGGGGGTCGCCCTGCCGGAGGGGTGTTGCGTGGTGCCGCTGACCGGGTGGGGGGACCTGCCCGGACTGCTCAGCGGAGGGATCGGAGGTGGTTCAGAGACGGATGCTCGGGTCGAGCTGCAGCGCCTTGGCGAGCGCCGCCTGCGCGGAGTTGCGGGCGGCCGGCGCGGGGCCGGCGTTGTCGGTGCGCTTGAAGAAGCGGGTCAGCTCGTTGGCCTCAGCCAGCTTGCGGACCTCCTCCAGCGGGGCGTCGAACTTCTTGGCCAGCGACCGGAGGCCGACCGAGGTGTCCTCATAGGCCGGGGTGTTGACCGGCGCCACGTCGAGCAGGCGCACCGACAGCAGGGTGCGTAGCGGGAAGCCGGAGTCGTCGGTGCCCCAGTCCTCCTCGAAGGCGATGAACGCGAACGAGGACTGGCGCACGTCGCCACGCGAGACGAGCTCGTAGACGTCCGCGCGAGCCTGGGGCATGTCGATGTCGTAGGTCAGGCCGACCTCGTCGACACCGAGGCGCAGGGTCCCGGCGCCAGTCGTGCCGAGCAGCATGTTGTCGTCGTGGTTGTAGCGCGCCACGACGCCCTGCCAGCCGTCGCCGCGGGACTTGTTGAACGCCCGGATGTCGATGCGCTCACGGAAGCCGCCCAGGTTCTGGCTCGGCCTGTCGAACTTCGCGGCATAGCCGCCGATGGTCTGCTTGTCGCTCTCACCGGCCCGGACTTCCACCCGGACCGACGTGAACCGCCGCTCTGCGTCGGTCATGGTGCTGCTCCTTCGTTGCGGTTGGTCGGCTCCGCCTTCGGTGCCGGCACGTTGTAGAAGTCGCCGCCAGGGACGGGCGACTGGTCCTCGAGGCTGCGGGCCTCATTCACCGACATCCGGCCGTCGCGGATCTTCTGGCCTGTGACCTCGGTGCGGGTCTTGATGTCGACGCGCATGTTCGCGTCCACGTTGAGCTTGATGAACTGGCGCTGGGGCAGGTAGCGCGACAGCCCTTCCTCCAGCCGGACGATGTAGGGGCGCATGTTGGCTGCCCGGTTGATCTGCCGCAGCTCCTCGGTCGAGTAGGTGAGGCTGTTCGCGGCCTGCCCGCCGACCTCGGTCGGGTCGATCCCGAACGCCGCGGCGATCTGGTTGGCCGACATCTTCAACGTCTCGACGAACTGCGCCTGGTTGGGCGGGATCGTGATGGCCGTCAGGTCCCAGTCGGAGCCGGTGACGAACGGCTCGCCCTTCGCGAAGGATGCGACCACCCGGTTCTTGATGGCCTCCGACTGCTTCGGATCCAGCGTCTTCTGGTTGTTCTTCACCTGCGCCGGCGGGAGACCCCCACCGCGCTTCAGGTCGGCGTACTCCTGCGCCGACAGACCCGCACGGATCGTGGTCGCATAGTGCTCGATCGGCGACAGGCCAAGCGTCTTGCCCGGCGGCACGATCCACGGGATGTGGATCAGGTTGGACGACCCCACCGGCTGGCCGCCGACGTACCACTGACCGGAGTGCTCGTCGTAGGACCACTTCGACCAGTGCAGCCACTGCACACGCGTGGGGTAGCCGTAGCCGTCGGTCGAGACGATCCAGCCGACCGCGTTGCCGTTGGCCAGCCCGTAGGCGGCCTGCCCGAGCCACGACACGATCCCCGGGCCACCCGGGCTGTCCGGGTCCTGCAGCAGCTGTGGCCGAGCCACCGCGGTCCGCACGGTCCCGTCCTTGCGGAAGGTGTCCACGGGCAGCGTCGCGATGTAGTCGACGATGTGACGATGCGCGGCGAACAGCGGCGCCAGCCGTGGTGCGGAGTCCTCGGTGACCGAGCCGCCGACGGTCGGGATCGACGACCACCAGGCGGAGCGTTCCTCGCTGCGCTTGCCGAACAGCAGACTCATCGCGCGAGCCTCCAGGAAGCCACGAGCGCTGCAGCGCCGAACACCAGCAGGCACAGCGGCGGCCACACCAGCCCGGCGAACGTCGCCAGCGATGCGATGCCGATCAGGTCGAGCGCGTCGGTCACCTTCATGGGAGCCCTCCTCACCCGATCGATTCCAAGGGGTCGTAGCTGTTCAGTAGGGCCTCGCGCATAGCGCAGACCGCGGCCTCGAGCATGTCGATGTCGCCCTTCGACTTCACCCGGCCGGGCACTCGCCGGCCGTCGCCGACGCTGCGCAGGCCCGCGACGGAGATCGCGAGGTCGAGCTCGGTTGTGGCCTGGTGGGTCACGGTCTTGTCACGAGCCCGGTTGACCAGGTCCGACCACGCCTCGATGTAGTCATCCAGGGACATCACGGTCGGGTTCACGCCCGCCTCACGCAGGGCGGGGATCAACGTGGCATCCGGGCACTTCTCGTCGATCGCGACCGAACACCCGTACTGGTCCTTGATCCTCTTCGCTTCTGTGACGATCCACGCGGTACCACGACGACGATCGACCGCCGACAGGTTGACCCGGTCGCCGTCGGGCCACAGGTCGGCCGACGCGATCGAGGCCCACTTGGCATTCAGCGAGACAGCGATGCCGATCGCTGACAGCGGCGGCGGCTCGGCGTCGAGGAAACAGTCGGGCCAGCCGGGCAGGACGTCGGCCGCGAGGGCGTCCGAGGACGGCCACACCGAGAGCCGCTCCCGCATGAAGCCTTCGAGGTCGGCCTGAGCCGCCTCCCACTCGTCATCGATCGTGGAGGCCAAGATGCGCGTCCCGAGCGCCGGGTTCGCCGCTGCTCGGACCGCCCAGTCCTCAGGATCGGGTGGCGTGCGGGGGTTGTCGCTGCCCTCGGGCGTCCACTCCGCCCACGCGAGCCGAGCAACCTTGCCGGACCTGCCGCGATCGCGGACGCCGGTGAAGATCGCCGAGTCGTTCTCGTCCGAGGGCACCGTCCCGGCGAAGATCAACTGGCGGCGGGCGCCCTGCGCCGAGGTGGCGTACATCATCGCCCGGAACGCCAACGCCGAAAGCTCCTGAGCCTCGTCGAAGATGATCCGCCGGGGCGAGAAGCCGCGACCCGACGACTTCGAGCGGGCCAGAAAGATCAGGCGGGAGCCGTCGCGCAGCTCGATGATGTGCGTGCCCGTCAGGCCGCCGTTCCAGGTGACGACCTCGGCCTTGAGGTCCGGGTTGGCCTCGATCAGCGACTTGACCCGCGCCCACGCCTCATCGGAGGTCTTGAGCTCGTGCGCGGTCCACAGTGTCGTGTTCTTGCGACCCGGCAGGCGTTCCTCGCCGTAGAGGTAGGTCTCGAACAGCGACCAGATCGCGATGGCTTCCAGCCAGCCGCCCTTGCCGTTCTGCCGGGCGATGAGCGCACCGACCTCGGAGGCCGACAACTCGCCACCGATCGAGGCCAGCGTGATCAGGGTCAGCGTGACCTGGAACGGGTCGAGCTCCTGGCCGCACGAGGCGATCAGGTCGACCGCGTCGCGCGCGTCGTCCTCGCTATCGAACCTCGGACGAAGCAGGACCCGAGGCTCCTGCTTGCCGCGCCGCACGGCGCGCCGCGAGCTGGTCACGAGTCGACCCCTCCTTCGGCTTGGCGAGCGCGTCGATCTCAGCCAGGACCATCCGGTGCTCGCGGATCAGCGCCGGCAACTCGCGCGGCTCGGCCTCGCTCATCGCCGCTTCGAGAAGGTCGCGATCCACGGCCAGGCGAGCGGCACGATCAGGCTCAGTCACGACCACGACCCCCGGGAACTCCGACTCCGAAAAAAACGATCGACTGCTGGGGTCATTCGGCCCCCGCGCTCAAAGAACGCGGCGCCTCACGCTGCTCGTTGTCGCGGCGAGGAGGTGGCGCCTACGCCCGCCGTCGGCTCGGTTGCAGTAGCGATGCGCGGGCCCGAGGATCACGGTGCCGCTGTCGTCGTGGGCGATGTCGACGGGCTGGTCGGGCGCGATGGTCCGGTCGTCCATGAGGCAGGCGGGCTGGTGGCACTCGAGCCACTGCCCTCGGGCTTGTGCTTGCCGTGCTGCCTTGTACGCCGCCCGGTACTCGGGGGTGGCGTACCTGGGGTCAGGCATATGGGCTACCCCCGGGAACGGCGAACGCCCCGGGCCTGTTGGCTCTCGGGGCGTCTGGGTCGGGAGACACTTCTCCCGTGTGACCTAGTGTGCCGTGCTGGTCCGACGGTTGCAAGGCTGGTGTCGGCGTGGCGCGTCGTGAGTCAGGCCGCGTCCTCCTCGTGGTTCTCGATCTTGATGTGCTCGGCGAGGAGCGGGATGTTCTCGATGTCCCAGGTCTCGCGGCATTCGATGCACATGGCGCTGACGTCGTTGGCGCCGTCGATGCGGATGCGCAGGCTGCCGCGGGTGGCGCAGAGTGGGCAGGTGTTGTTGGGCTTCCAGGCTGCGGTGTCCCAGCCGGAGACGATGCGGGCTTGGGTCCACCAGCGGCGGATGTCGCGCTCGATGGCGTGGCGGGCGCAGCAGTCCGGGCGTGGGTTGCTGCCGCAGGTCTCGGTGGAGGGCAGGAGGCTGCCGAGGTAGCGGACGCAGTGCTTGGTGTCGCCGGGGTCGTCTTCGCCGAGGTCGCGTACCCAGCGGGCGGCTTCGATGTCGATGCGGGCCCAGGTGTCGAGTGCCTCGATGGAGGCGGCTGGGCGGGAGGTGTAGCCGCTGCGGGTGTGGTCGCTGCCGGTGAGGGGTGTGGCGTGCTGGAGTTGGTCGAGGAGTGCGGGGGCGTGGACGAGGTGGCGTTGGGTGTAGGAGGTGCCGCCGGCTTCGTAGGTGTAGGGCTCGGCGTGGTGGTGGGGTCGGGTCAGCTGGGCGACCATGTCGGTGATGGCGGGGCGGTTGGTCATGCGCTGGCCCTTCGCTTGGTGATGGTGTTGATGACGGCTTGGGGGTGGCGGCCGTCGGCGAGCATCCCGTCGATCGTGTTGAGCTCGGTGTCGTCGAGGGGGTCGAGGGTGTCGATGAGGTGGTCGTAGCTGTCCTCGGTGAGGCAGCCGTCGTCGTCGTACTGCCAGGGGTCCGCTGGGCGGGGTGCGCCGGCCGGGCGTGCCCCCGCTGGGCTTCCAGCGGAATGATGGATGGATGGACCTGATCGCGGCCCTGATGCATGACCTGATGGGGTCCGATTCACAAGACCCTTCACGGCCTGTGAATCGGACCCTTGGTGTCCGATCATCGGACCCTTGGCCTGTGAATCGGACCCTTCACTAGCCACAAGGGATAGTCCTGTCGGACCCTTAAGGGTCCGATCATCGGTCTCCTTGTGGATAACGTCGGATTGGATCGGACCCTTGTGCAAACGGGTCGGCGTATGAATCGAGTAGACGTTCGCGATGCCCTTCCCGAACTGGTTGCCACCCTGCTCGGTCATTCGGATCCAGCCGCGCTCCTGGAGCACGCCGAGCGCCGCGATCACGGTCGATCGCGCTAGGCCGGTGTCCTCGACGAGTCGCTTCGTGCCCGGGTGGGCGTTGAGCATGTTCTTGTCGGTGTAGGTCGCGAGGATGACCAGCACCTTGAACTCCGCCGGCGTCAGGTCGGCGCCGCGGAGATCCTTCATCCAGTCGAGCTTGCTGCGTCTCGCCACGCGGGTGACCTCCTTGGCGAGGGGTACGGCGCCCCCGACCCGGACGCGGGTGTCGGGCCGGGGGCGAGGGGGCATCAGACCTTGAGCCGGTCCTCGAGGGTGAGGACGTAGTCCTTCATCCACGCGATCCCCAGCGACAGGGCGCGCTCGTACTCCCCGCAGGGCAGGTCGTCGTACATGTGGCCGCCGCCCCAGCGGCAATCGCGAGACCAGGGTGCGTGATCCGCGGCCACCTCCTCGATGTGGGCGGCGACGTGGCGCCCTAGCGACGGCGCTTGCGTCCTGTCGAGGATGAAGTCGACGAGGTAGGTCAGCTCGGTCTCGAGGGGCGCCGGGTCGGCCGCCTTGGTCTCGGGCTTAATCTCGGTCTTGGTCGCGGTGGTGGTGTCGGTCAGGCTGTCGGTCGTGGTGAGGGAGAGGTCCATCAGCTGGCCTCCTTCTGCTCGCGGAGGCGACGGAGCCGCTCGTTGCGGGCGGCGTCGGCCTCGTCCCGCAGTTGTGCCTTTCGGCGGATCGTCTCGGCGTCGATCTTGTTCCTGCCGACGGCCGCGTTCGCGGTCGGGTCGGCGCCTGTGAAACCCTTGGTCATGCGGTTGCCCTTCTCGGGTGATCGTGTTCAGTGCGCGGCGAGGGATGTCGTTCTTGGCGGGATGAATCCCTCGCCGCGTGCGTTGGTGGGGTGAGCGCGCGGGGCGCTCACTGGGCCTCCGCGAAGACCTCGTCGAGCCAGGCCAGCACCTGAGACTCTTTCCAGCAGAGCCGTTTTCCGATCTTCACTGCGCGGGGCCCTACGTACTGGGGCGGATCGGCCTTGGAGAGCTGGTGGTAATACCTGAGGGTGTTCTCCGGGATCGAGGTCATCTCGGAGACCTCCTTGATGTGCAGGATGCGGTCTGCCCGGCATGCCGCGGCAGCCGACGAGGGAAATCCAGCGGCTGTCATAACAACCTCCTGATGATCGTGGTCAACACCATGTAGGTTGCCATGCCCATGGAGAATCCGCAACCACCATGTAGGCAACCGCCAACATTTCGTTGTATCGTCACGTCATGAGTGCTAGTGATTACTCACGAGAAGAGGTCTTCGCGGCCTCCGTGCGCCGGGAACGGGAGTCTCGTGGCTGGACGCAGACGGACCTAGCCCGAAGAATGAAAGAGCGGGGGTTCCCGTTTCACCAGCAGACGATTCAGCGGATCGAAGAGGGCAGCCGGTCGGTCCGGCTCGACGAGGCTTTCGCGATGGCGGAAATCCTCGAGAAACGGGTTGAGGAGATGACCTGGGACCGCGAGGCGATCCGCCGGAACGCGGCTCGTAGGGCGATCTGGGCGGGGCTGCCGACAAACATTGTCGATCGCGTGATGAAAGAGTTCCTGACTGAGATCGAGATCCTCGAAGCCATCGTCGAGACTGGGTTCGACGATGCCTTGGGGATGGAGGCGCCCACGGGGATCTACTGCGGCCTTGAGCTCATCAAACGTGGGCTCGAGCGCACTGACGCCATCACGGATCAGTTCTACAAGGAGGCTGAGTCCTACGCGCAGGCACTCAGGGAACTGGGCGAACTGCCGGTTGACGAGGCTGAAGAAGAAGCTGCGATCGAAGAGGACTTCCAGTCGCCAGCCGAGAAGCGCGTCCGAGACCTGCTAGAGAAGCATGGGTCGAGCATTCCGAAATCGGTCAGCAGGATGTCTCTTGCCGACCTCGCGCGGACCTTCGCGGGCGAGTCCGATGGCTAGCATCCAGAAGCGCGAGAACGGCCGCTGGCGAGCGCGTTACCGCGACGAGAGCGGCAGGGAGCACGCCCGCCACTTCGACCGCAAGCTCGACGCGCAGCGCTGGCTCGACGACGAGACGGCCGGTCTGGTGCGCGGCGACTGGATCGACCCCCGCCACGGCAAGATCACCTTCGCCGACTGGTTCGCCGACTGGTCCGGTCGACAGGTGTGGGCCGACGGGACCTTCGAGGCAGCACAGCAGGCCGCGGCGTCGGTGACCTTCGGGGCGTTGCCGATGCGGAAGATCCTCCGCTCGCACGTCGAGGCGTGGGTGAAGCAGATGAGCTCGACGCTCGCCCCGACCACTACGAAGATGCGCTACAACTACGTCCACATGGCCTTCCGGGCCGCGGTTCGGGACAAGGTGATCCGGGAGGCGCCCTCCGAGGGGGTCGCGCTGCCGAAGGTTGCCAAGGTCGAGGTCACGATGATGATCCCGACCGCCGAGCAGGTGGCGAGGGCGCGCGACACGTGTCCCGACCCGGCGTTCGTGGGCTTCGTCGCGGTGTGCGCCTACGCCGGCCTCCGGCTGGGCGAGGCGGCCGGGCTCCAGGTCGGTGACGTCGACTTCCTGCGCCGGGAGATCCGAGTCCGCCGGCAGGTGCAGGGGCAGACCCGAGCGACCACCAAGGTGGTGCCACCCAAGGCGGGGTCGGCGCGGACCATCCCTGTCGCAGACGAGCTCATCGAGCTGCTGTCCAGGCACGTCGGCGAGGTCGGCGTCTGGGGCGAGGAGGGTTGGCTGTTCGGAGTCGGGGTCCTGCTCAACCGGAACTCGGCCGGCCACCTGTGGCGCCAGACGCGCGAGCCGCTGGGCATGGAGGCGTTCACGCTCCACGACTTGCGCCACTTCTACGCCTCCGGGCTGATCGCGGCCGGCTGCGATGTCGTGACCGTGCAGCACGCGCTCGGGCACTCGTCGCCGACGATCACGCTCGACACCTACTCGCACCTGTGGCCGAAGGCCGAGGAGCGGACGCGGGCCGCGGCGGCGTCTCTGTGGGTTCCTGCGGACTCTGTGCGGACTACGGGCACCGACTGAGCGTCTGACCTGCGGCGTCAGCGGTAGTTGGTGAACTGCACTGCGAAGTCGTAGTCCTGCGACTTGACCAGCGCGATCACGGCCTGGAGGTCGTCGCGCTTCTTCGACGACACCCGCAGCTCGTCGCCCTGGATCTGCGCCTTGACGCCCTTGGGGCCCTCGTCGCGGATGAGCTTGGAGATCTTCTTGGCGTCCTCGGAGCTGATCCCCTCCTTGAGGGTGATCGAGATCTTCGACACCTGGCCGGACTGGCGCGGCTCGGAGGCGTCGAGGATCTTCAGCGACTGGTTGCGCTTGATCAGCTTGTCCTGGAAGACGCTCAGCACGGCGTTCGCGCGGTCGTCGGCGGACGCGCTGATCTCGATCGCGTGCTCGCCCTTCCACTCGATCGAGGCACCCGTGCCCTTGAAGTCGAACCGGGTCGCGATCTCGCGTGCAGTCTGGCCGAGCGCGTTGTCGACCTCCTGCCGGTCGATCTTGCTGACGATGTCGAAGGAGGAGTCGGCCAT